CCTCCAGCGCTGCCGACCACTCCTCCGCCGTGAACACGCCCTTGCGGATCATCAGCCCGGTCAGCGCCGACAGCTCGGCCCGCATCAGGATCGACAGTTCGCGGTGGTTCTTGACCGCCTTGCACTCGCCGTCGCTGTCCGGCCGGCTGCCGAGCTGCCACGAGGCGAAGAACTTCCGCCATTTGGCCAGCTTGTCCAGCGCGGCGAACACGCTCTGATCGCTCACTAAGCCCCCCGGTCTCGTCACGTGCGCGACGATAGTACCGGAGCGACCACGCCCGGTCACTGCTGAGCCGCCGCGTTCAGCGCCCCGCCCATCGGAGGCTTACCGGGAGGTGGTGACGGCGGACCCGGCGGCGACGGGAACGTGGACGAAGCCGGCCTCACCGCACCCGGCTGCGGGCCCCGCCCCTGCGCCGCTGCGGCCTGAGCGATCCCTGTCCCCGCCTGGGCGATGCCTTGCAACGCCCCGAGTCCAGCCGCGGCCTCAGGTGGCATCCCCGGCGGCGGGTTCCCGGCGAGCTTCTCCGCCCGCTGCGACGCCGTACTGACCATCGCGTCATGGATCGACCCCGCGTCCAGGTCGAGAATGACGGCCATCCGCTCGGTCAGGGCGTCGATGAACTGAAGTGGGACATTGAGCGACGGCGCGGCAGCCATCTGCCCGAACATGGAGAACAGGACCGCCGTCATCGCCTCCTGCAACGGCCCGAACTTCCACGTCGGAAACGCCGCATCAGCCCCGAAATTCAGCATCACCAGCGGACGGATCAAGTCATGGGAGATGCTGTCCGCGATCTCCGTCGCCACCGCCTCACGGCTGGCCAGGTAGTAGGACGACTGGTCCTCGGACATGCCGTAGGAGCCCGCCGACGCGCCGCCGCCAGCACGGGTGCCCTTCGCCGCCGCGCCGGACAGCTGGAGGAAACCGGCGAGAACGGAGGAGGTCATCCAGTTCTCGAGATACGTCATGCACGCTGCGAACTGGGCGCCGGCGTCAGCGGCGGAGGGAAGGGCCTCGAAAGTCTTCTGGCCTTCGACCGGATGGACCAGGCCGACGATGCCGCTGCCGCGGAGCTGGGCTATGTCGTCGGCCCTGGCTGTGGCCTCGGGCTGGTCGTTGCCGTAGACGACGAGCCGCTGCATAGCCATGCCCTCAAGGAAGCTGAACCAGAGGAACTGGAGCTTCGCCATGGTCTCGTAGCACTGCCGCGAGACTTCCATTTCGCTGATTCCGGTGAGCGGTTCCCGGTGCTTCCCGTGGGTGTAGATGTACGAGCGGACCTTCGGGATATCGACGTAGCCGGGAACCTTCTGCTTGTTGTTCAGCATCAGGTTCCCGCCGAACAGCCAGACCTGCTGCCGGAACCCGTTCTGCTCGCCGGTGCGGTCGTTGTAACGGGCCTGGCAGGTCGCGGGGGGGCGGTAGGCAACCTTGCGGTAGATGATTTTCCCGTCGGACTCGCGCTGACCCCAGACCTTCTCGAAGAAACTGCGCCGGAAGACCAGCCCGGTCGTAATCTGGCCGATCAATTCCGAGATGGGCGTGGCCATACCCCCGGACTCATCGGGGGTCATCATCACCGACTGGACGAACGCCGCCTCGCCCTTATCGCCCCCGGCTGGCTCAATGGTGCGCGGGGCACCACGGATCGGGAGGGTCAGCACCTGCTCGATGGCCGCGGCCATCCCGTTGCGGGACAACATGACCTGGTAGTCCCTTGAACTTGCCTCGCCGTAATCGAATTAGCGTTCTAAGAAGACATCCCCGCCGCCATAAAATGCGAACAAACGTTGTCCTAGATCAAACGAGGTAAAGTGCCGATCTCTGGTCCCATCAGGCCGCGCTTACCGCCGCCGTTTGAGCGGGAGCCCTTGGGAGGGAGATCGGGGAAGGCAATCACGTTGGCGTCTCGGGATGCCATCTTTCAACATCACCCCCCATCCACCTCAAGGCACGGCTCATGTCTCGCGCGCCACTGCACTCACGATACAGGCAGGGTGGCCCGGGGTGTCAGATCGGGAGGGACGAGCCGGTAGATGCCGTCCACGACCTCAGTGATCTCCTCCACGGCGAGTTCGGGAACGGCGAACCACTCGCAGATCCGGCCACCCTTCTCCTCGAATGCTGGCGGCCAGCGAAACGCGAGCGTGGCCTGCATCCACGCCTCGGTGCGCGTGTCGCCGGGCTGCTTCCAGATGCAGCGGGCGCCCTCGGTATCCCAGTTGCGCTCCCTTGCCCGGTCGCGGACGCTGCATACAAACAAGCCGTTCATGTACGTCGAGAAGCCGACCTTCAGGATGCGGGGAGACGGGAGCCATACGGCGTACACGAATGAACCACCCTTCTGTGAGGCCCGTACAAGACGCTGGTACGGGTTCCAGCATGAGGGGCGGGCGCATATACCGCCCACAGCTACAGTCGGGCACCCGCAAGATGTGCAGGGCTTACTCGTGTCTTCTGGCTTCCGGTCATCCCAGTACTGCCGGTTACGCGCGCGCTTGCACGCAGGGTTTGTGGCGCATATACCGCGCTTGGCTGCCGTCAGGCGACCGCACACAGTGCACGGTGCCAGGAAGGCCGAGTGGGGATGCGGGCTATTCAGCAGGCTCAACACCGACGTTGAGTTCCATCTGGCGCCGCGCCCAGTCGGGTACCGCTCAGCCTCCAAGGTCGCAGTGATGAAGGCCAGCGTGCCACCGCTGTCGCGCAACTCGCGGGCGCGGGTGAGAACATCTGGCCGCGCGGTACTGTCTTTCATGGTTCTGCCCTTCATCGGAGGGCGGAGCAAGTCGTCCGGCACCGGGACCGCAATCCCATGTGCCGGGCGGCGTAATACTTGCCCCGGATGTACCCTTATCTTACCAGTTCAGTGCCGCGATTGGCTCATGCGAGCGACGGCACTGCCCATTCCTGCCGGTAGTCCGGGTGGTCGCTGTAGATTGCAGCGAGGACGAGCAGGACCGGGCACGGGTCGCCGGCCTCGGAGTCGAAGTACCCGGCGATCTCGCCGCAGCAGGTGTCGTTGACGCAGCACTGGCCCGTGTGATCCTCGATCAGCGACCGCTTGGCCTCCACCTCGCGGAGCCGCCGGGGGAGGTCCGGCTCGTACTCGCCCGGGATAGGCGTCAGCAACTCGTCGCGGGTGCTGTCCACTCCATCGGCGTGAAGGCTCTCCAGTTCGCCCGCGATGCTCGCTTCGATGTCGTCGGTGTCCTCGTCCAGGCGGGCGGCCAGGAATGCGGTCAGGCCGCTCACGATGCCTCCGGGTCGAACAGGGGCAGCTGCAAACCAGGCACAGGAACCGCTTTAGTTGTCACCGCGCTTCGCTGCTGGTCTCCCGCCGGCAGGAGCAGGCTCCGCACGTCCGCAGGGATGCTGTACCAGCTCATCGCCGCGCATTCCCGGCAGCACCAGCCCTGCTCGCGCCAGTCCTCGGGATAGTCAGCGCTCATGACTTGCCGCTTTTAGAGGTCATCGGTCACACCCTTCTCGCGTGGACAATCAGGCCCTGGCCGCCTTCGTCAATCTTCACCAGGAATCCGGCCGCGTGGAGCTCGCTGGCGTAGCGCAGCACCATATGCACAGCCCGCTTCGCCCCCTCGTCGCTGACCGGGCCGGGACCGCCGAGTACGTGCCGCACGGTGATCCGGCCTTGGGTGGTGCGGACCTCGTAGCCCCAGGTGCGCTGATCGCTGCCCCGGATGAGCTTCCCGTTGTGGTGGCGGCCGGTCCCGATCAGGACGGCCGAGCGGTTGAACCCGGCGCGCTTAAGGGCGGCCGAGACAGCTTGCCCAGTTGGCGGCCTTGGCGGGTACGGCACTAGGGAAGCTTGTATTCGGGGAAGTCGTCATCGTCAGCCTCGGTGATGATCCTAGGGGTCTCAGCCATCCTCGTACTCCTCTCCCCAGTTCGCGCAGTCGCAGTCCAGGCACATGCACGGGCAGTCCTCCAGGCACGAGCACGAATCGGGGATGGTCTCACGCGGGCAGCATGCGGTCGTGGACTGGCGGTAGTAATCGTCGTCGTCGTCCGTGAGCGCCATCAGGGCACGTCCGGGTGCTCAAGCCGCCACTTCGCGAGGCCCGCCGCGGACTTGACCCGGTTCTTGCGGACGCGGGCCAGCAGGTCGGCCGTCTCGGCGATGGCGTCGGCCCGGTTGTACGCGGAGCGGGTCGTGGCGGGCTGTGCCGGTGCCTGCGCGGCCCTCTCACGGGCCACCCTGGCGTTGTCCACGGCGGCGGCGGGGCCGTGCTCGTACCGGCCGCCTGCGCGCCGTACCTGCGAGGGGGTGCCGCCCTGGATGGCCACCAGGGTCTGCGTGGCCACCCGCTGCTTCCGGGAATTGGGGGCCACCACGCCCACGGTGGTTACGTGCAGTGCCTTGCGAACGATGCCCATGTCAAGTCCCCCTGGTTTCGGATGCTGCTATCAGCGCTTTGGCCTGCTCGTACCAGCCGTAGCTGACCACGACTGCGCCGGGCTTGCCCTGACGGGTGATGCCGGTGAACTCGTCTGCGAGCCGGGCCCGGTCGATGATCTCGCCGAGCTTGGCCCGCGCGGCCTCGATGCTCATCTCATCCATGCTCAGACTATAGCACGATCCTACAGAACCTTAAGCATTGTGGTATAGTGAAGGCGTAGGGCAGCGGAAGGCCAGCCCGGCCGGCCGCACAACGGGGAAAGCTGGGAACCATGACTACCAACAGGCCGCAGAACCGCAGGCAGGGCAGCTACGCAGGCAACTGGCTTCTGTCCTACGCCATCCCGGGCCTCATCGGCACCGGGCTGTGGGCCGCGACCGGCTCGATGGGGGTCGCTGTCACCGGGACGATCGTGGCCACCATCCTGTTCATGGTCCTGGTCTCCAAGGCGCGGCGGTCATGAGGATCGGCTGGCACGTTCGCTTGCTCGGGCCGATCGGCGTCGGCGGGACGATCTGGCGGTCCAAGCGCCGCCGCGCTCCCGTCCGCCGCCGGGCAGCCCCTCACGCCCAGAG